CCACCTGGTCTCTATATGTTGTCTACCTTTACGTACTTGCTTCATGTAAAAGCTTTTATCACTCATCACATGATCAATTTGATCTACCATCTCATCTCCGGTGGTGAAATTGAAAAAAGCATTTTCATAGGTGCATAAATCCTGACAAATCGCTGGTGCCCCGAGAGCACAACCTTCAATAAATTTGAGATCACTCTTGGCTCGATTAAAATTGTTGTCAGCAAGTGGTGCGACCATCACGTTCGGTTTGACTTTCTGTACCAACCTGGGATAATCCATCAAATATGTCCAGTTGTGAAACTCCACCTTACCTTGCTTAACATATTGAGACAGTCTTCTAGGGAATGCACCGATAAATATCCATTGATATTTGTTCATCGTCTTCAACACAGTGTCACATACATGTCCAAAGTCATCTTGTTGGTTTACATTGTTGTCTACATCAAAATGAGCTCCACTACCTGCGTACAACACTCTAGGTTTCTTCTTCCGTTTGCTATAATTCTTTTCTACAGTCAACTCATCATATTGATCCAACCAAGCTCGGGGCGGGTAATTAGGAATGACCGTTATGTTTTTATTACCAGTCTTGTCCATGTAGTATTGTTTCATGAAGTCACATGTGACTGTTATCTCATCACACATGCTCATCATGTCGATAGTCGCAGATCGAATATCATCATCAACAAACGCTCCCCGAAATTTGTTGTATTTGGGTATATCTTCATAGAACACAATGTCGTCTATCTCATATACAACTTTAAAGTCCATCTTTTTACCCAAGTCGGTTAAAAACTTTATAAATTTTCTTTGTGTTGGTGTGGCTTGTCGTTGTATGCGCACACACTTGACATTGGTGTAATATTTTGGATCAGTCACCATCACTGTGCTTCCATGCACGATCGCTTTTTGATATGCATTTAACATTTGCTCAGGCCAGATCATCCTCCAGTGACCACATCCGCTAAAATCTGCATAATAATTCAAACCTCGCGGCATATCCATCTCACGTGGTTTAGATTTAGGTGTGATTGGTTGAGATTTAGGACGAACCGGTGGTTGAACAAGCCCGGGTTGCATGTAATTAGGTGTGGTACCCAGTATTGATCCCAGCACTGTTCCTTGTTTAGATGTATACATATGTTTTATTTAAGTTCTGTTTCTGGAGTTGCTACACGTGTAGTTATTCCGTTCTGTTTTTCTAGAAATATTATCTCTCCTGTGGCCATTTTGGTGCTTTCTTTGCGGTGACTGATCACCATTATACATTCATTGTACTTCTCGATTTTCTCTTTGAGAATATCTATAACGAGCTCAACACCACGTTCATCCAAACTGCTGTCAAACAACTCGTCATACATACTGAAATTGAATGCCACATCACCTTGCAATCTACGGATGTCCATAAACGCGAACAGGCAAGCGAGGTCTATATTTTTTCTCTCAGCTCCACTGAAGTTGAAATATGAACATTGTTTGCCTTTCTCATCAATAATTTCCTCTTCAAAATACTCGTTAAACACACATATACAATTACTATCCATCTTTTTTAAATAATGTGACAGTTTTGAATTTAACAACTGTAGAATCTTCTTCACAATATACGATTTAACACCTTCTTCTGACACAATAAACTTGATCACATCAAGCTTTGACAATTCTTCTTTTATCTCATCAATTTGTTTTTGTGTTGCGTCTAACCGGGTGGTCACATCTTTAATATTTTCATCTAATGTTGTGTCTATATTCTCCACCGACTTGAGATCATCAGTTATATCCTTGTGTAACGACTTCAATTGCTTCAGACGCTGCTTGATATTCTCAATATTGCTTTTTTGTATGTCCGCGGCTGTTTTCTTGTCGTTCAACTTGGACTTCTTTGACATCAACGTGGTCCGGATGGTGTTTGCTTCCTTGAGTTTATTTTCAGCTGATTTCTTCTTCACCGCCAACTCATCTATTTGTTGTTTGACGGCACGCTTTTCTTCTTCAATATAATCCTTGTGTGATTCATCCAGTTTGTTCAAGCACACTGGACATTGGTCGTGATCTGAACACATCTTGTTGTATTTTTCATGTTGCATCTCGATCATGGCTTGAGATTTACTCTTCATTGACACAATCTTCTGTATTTTAGTGTTTAGCTCTTCAAGTATTGAATCTATCCGGTTGATCTTTGACGTAAATTCAGAAATGTCTATTATCTCCGCGGAGTCTAGTTTACTTTGTTGTGATTCTATTTCTTGATCACACGCTCCCAATCTCGTCTCAAGCTTTATCTTGCTTCTCAACCGGTTGTTTTCTAAATTTTGTTTTTGTTGATTCAGGGAGTTGATACTGTTCGAAATCTCTTCATACTTTGCACACTCTATATCTAAATTTTTGCTTATGTTGTTATATTCTGTACGTACATTATTCAGCATGTTGCTGAACACCTGCAAGTTGAAAATACCTTCAATAAATTTTCGTTTCTCTAGTTTCTTTTTCGCCATGAACGGTATCACATTGTTCACAGTCATTATGACACAATTTTGAAACACTTCTGGTGTGGTGTGTAGCAAATCACACAAGTAATGTGTGGTGTTGGATATAGAATCTCGTGTTATATCCTCACCATCTCTGTACAACAAACACTTTGATGGAGCCAATCGTCTTATCAGCTTGTATTCGCACTCAACTCCATCGACATTCACAGTGAAGTTCAAACACACCTCACAATTACGCTGTATTATGTTGTTGACAATAAAATCTTTTTTGAGTTCACGTAATGTGCTACCAAAAATAGCAAAATAAACTGCATCTGCTACAGTGCTCTTACCAACACCATTACGTCTATCCAGTTTATCTTTGTTGTGTCCGGTTATGATGTTCAAACCTGAATTGAACTCCACAACCACAGGTTCTTCTCCAACACTTAGAAAATTTTTGATCGCCAATCTTTTAAAATTTACATATTTCATCTGCTTCTCACGTACAAATCAACTGTGTACTCTATTATATCTTGTTTGTTAGGTATATCTTCAAGCAAGTTCACAAATTCTTCGATAGCAACTGGTATGTCCACACCAGATAGATCATGGCTCTCACCATCATCCAACCCAAACTTGTTAAAATTAACATCATAATCCACCGTGATGCTATTTGCTTTCAATTCTAGAAATTTTCTCAACAACACATCCATATCATCAGGTGATACAACACGGTCCACGATCAATTTGACTATGTTGTTCTTGAAGATCTCTCGTACCTCTGATGTTATTGTTTGTTTTTTGATCAAATCTGATAGTTTGATCTTTTGATGTGTGGGAGACAGATTGTTTTGATAAAATATATACTCTTGTGTTGGAAAATCGAACAAATAATACCCTTTGATTCCATTCACATCACCAAAATCCATTTGATATGGATTGCCCAGATACAAAATCTTACCATTCTTATATGACCGTTCTTCTCTCAAGTGAAAGTGACCTGTTATCACTGTAGGTGCTCTGGACAACAAATCACCACTGCGTATGCCTGTGTCACACACTTTGTGTTGATTCAATTTGAACGATTCAATCTCGAAATGACCGAATATTGTATCGCATTTTTGAATTTGTTCTACAGAGGTACCCCATGGACAAAACATCACCTGTTTGCCGTATATTTCTGTTAACATGGGCTCGGATATCACTGTGATATTGGACCAACCACTCAATATAGACAGACTGTTTATGTCTGACTTGTCCTTATAGTATGCATCATGATTACCCACCAACAAAACTATGTTAAAATCTTTCCACATGTTCAACATTTGAGTCACCACATGTATAGTGTTCACAGCTATTTCATCTCTATAATGAAACAAGTCTCCGGAGATGATTATGTCTGTTATGGAGTGAGATTTTAGTTCACTCGTAAGCCAACTCGCCCATTCGAGTGTTATATCATGCCAGTTTGCGGAGTTTTGATGCACACCAACATGTATGTCGGACACACAACAAACTTTACGCTGTTGTATATTAAGTTTCATTAGAATCAGATTCAGCTGGCTTGGTTTGCATATTATATTCAGAGGCCAATTCCTCGTAAACCATTTCTTGATAATCTGACACTACCTGTCTTTGTTTTTTCTCCTTTTTGATTCTGTTGATGAACGCATGAAACGCGATCGTTGTAAAATATGAAAATGGATTGTTACCAGAGTCGATATTAAATTTTTTACTCTGCAGAGCTGAAAACATCTTAACAATAGCATCACCAACCATGTCATCTTTGTACGAATAGTTTATGAAATTAGGAGCATAGCTCAATCCGGTTGCTATCTTGAATATATTGGTACCAAGTTGCTCACCAATCTGATCAGAACCACTGTCATAGTACTTGATAATGTCTTGAGTAAACTCTTTTGGATTTACGTAATACGGTTTATCCTTTTTCTTCTTTGAGGTTTTTGACGCCATGTTTTATTTTTTCGGTTTTGTATAATTTAAGTCTTTTCATATAGTGCTGATTACCATAGTATAGCATATCTGCTATGTCTATAATTATAACACCTTTTTTACCCTTATGCAAGCGTAAACCTCTACCTATACTCTGTATTATCTTGACTTTGGCCTTGCCTCCGCCCGCGAACACTATATAGTGTAGATTTTTGATGTTGATTCCTGTGGAAAATATTTTTGATATGGCAATGCATATGACATCATCACTAGACTCCATCAAAGCTCGTACTCTGTCCCTTTCATCCACAGCAACATCTCCACGTATGAAAAATACTTGTTTGTTCTTACAAGCGGATGACAATATACCATACAATTCCTCACCATGATCAATCCTGTCAACCATTATCAGTGAATTGTTGTTAAAGTTTTCCGACAATTTTGTAATTATACTGTTTCTAAATTTGTTTTTTGATATGAATTCTTGTTCTCTACGGAATCTTGCTGTTGGATCGTACCTGTCATTAGGAAACACCGGAGGTTTGTCCTTATATTCCAGTTTCAACACTTGTATCTTTGCTTTGGCTACATATTCTTGTTGTCTCAACTGAAAACTGTTACGTTCATACAGCACCGGACCGATCTTTCCAATAATATTCCATTGATCCAGCTGTTGTTCTGGCATGGTACCAGTGAACCCAAACTTATGTGGTGTGGATATTTTGCGGATCAATTTGTTGATCTTATTGTCTTTACGTAACTTATGAACCTCATCCACTATCAGTACATCTATATCTTGTATCCAATCAACATCTGATTTGTCACTCTGTAATATACCCATATTGGCTATCACGATGTTGGTTCCTAAATTCAATTTGTTGTTACCTGTCCATTTGCAATGTGTATATGAAACACAATACTCACTAAAGTCACTACTTGTTTGATTCACGAGCCCTAGGTCAGGAACCAACACCAAACATTTGAAAGATTTTTGATGTTTGTGTATCGATTCCAATAAATTGGCTATTGTCAATGTCTTGCCACCAGCAGTTGCGAGTATCGTCACACCTCTACCGGTTTTCAAACACACATCCACAATGTTTTGCTGATAATCTCTCAGATCCAAAGCTAGTTTCACACGAGTATCATCGTAGGCTTGTTTGAATCCAGGGTACACCACCTTGCGTAACGCACCATCCACGTTTATCTTGGTGTCTGGAGCGTTCTCTTTTACAAATCTTTTGATCTCTGTATACAAACCAGGCTCGAATCGACCCTGTGGTGTGATCATGTACCTGCGTGACGGAACAAACCGGTTTTTGAACCTAGCGAACTTAGCTGCATCATTTACAACAGAAAAATGTTCACGTATTTCATCAAAATGATCACCGGTCAGTTGAGCCATCCTTTTCTTGGTGTCATATACAAGAGTTATTTGACTCGAGCCCATTACATTGTCTCAAGCTTCATTATTTCCGTTATGTTCTTTATATCAAAAGACATTCCACTGAAAATACGCTCACCCTTCTCTAAAAATTCAATTATTAGCTTATACTCCTTAATTTTTTCACTCACGCCCTTCACTCTAGAATGCTTTTCTGCTGCTTTCATCGCAGTTGGTAGTGTCACAGAATATGTTGATGTTTCTATCACTTCTTTTGCCACATCCTTTATGATATTGTCTTTGTTTGCGATGTATCTTTGCAAGTCGCCGCGATGTCGTACCAATCTGCCCACCCATTTGTGTTTTAATGCAGGTAATTTCAATTGAACATCTTTGAGATTGAATTCATCCAGCTCAACATCATTACCCATTTCTTTAATATATGTTTCTAATAGCTCCATAGAGTATAAATAATTATATACTATGACAAACAAGAAGTCAATCAATATGTTTCAATGTGCATTTAATAAATTGTTAGCTGAGGACAATCTCGCCGGTGGCGGGGGGGTATTTGGTGATTACGGTGAGGGTCATGGTGGTGCGGTTGGCATGACCGACTTTTACGCAACAAAGGATGGTAGAAGCGTGACACACAGTAGCAAACTCAAGAAGAAAAAACAAACCACCAAGAACAAACAAAAGGATATTGGTACA